TCTTTCCATTCCTGATTCCCTTCCTTCCTTTCCTGTTCCCTTCCTCTATGGGAGAGGAGGGTAGACATGATAAGAATATATCCCTCTCTATATAAAAGCTATCATGTCTAATTTTGGGCAAAGAAATAGGGCAGGTGTGCCAAACCTGCCCGATTCCTAGCTAGCCTATTTCTTGGATTTCTTGGCCTTAGCTTCCCATTCCTCAATAGGAACATAGAGATTGACATTGGCCTTTATCTCCATGCCTTCATAGGTGAAGGTTTCGGCACCCCTAGTAGTAGCTAGAAGCATTGAAATCCCTTTCTTACTGAGCGTAGGCAGTATCGGAAAGCGCATTACAATTTCGCCATTCTCAACTGTATACTTATCGGCTGGGTTTTTGGGCTGATTAGCCATTAGTCACCATCCTGTACTATAGTGTACGGTTTCAGCGGAGCCGTCTCGCTTGGCACATGACCAGACTATCACCGTTCGCAACTGTTGTCAAATTTGTGCCTAACACTAGCTACTCTATAGAGAATCTATAAAAAAAATGGGGACATGATAACTCTACTCTGCCCTACACTCTGTAGAGTACTGCAGGTATCTGCCCTGCCCTATAGTATAGGGATTGTTTTTCCTTTCCCTTTCCTATCCTTTCCGCTTCCGACCTTGTTCCTATTCGACATGATAAAAAATTATCATGTCACAAAAAACAGGAACAAACTCAGGGAGTCTGTCCTGCTCTGTGATGCTCTACAGTGTAGAGCTATGCAGTGTATTGCATTATTCTGTAGGGTATTGGCCTACTCTGTTATACTCTGTACCCACCTTATCAGTTCTGCAGGTAGAGGCATTGCTCTCTCCTGTACTGCTATGGTTCTTCCCTTCACATGCTCTTTCAAGACTGTCTTCCAAGTCTTTACTGCTTTTCTGTTACTCTTTCTCACAATATTTACATACTCTCCTGTCTGTGCTAGTCTAGGTCTATCAGATACTATATAGCGTTTCATTTATTCGCTCTCCTCTATACTGTCCTGTGTTGCATTGTAGACTGTCGTAATATCTCGAATGTCTGCGTCCTCTGCAATAGAGTCTGTCTGTACTGTGGGTGGGACTAGAGTAGCATTGAAGATACTCTGCTCATCCCATCTGTTACTGAACCACTTTTCTCCACTACAGTTCTTGCATACACCTATAGCCCATGCAGTCTCTGAAGGTATTATCCAGTAGTGCGTACAGTCTTCTGCAGGTACTACCAATCCCTCTATAGTCTCGTATACTCTCTCAGCCTGTGCTACTGCTTTGCTCTTCTTAGCAGTCTTCTTCACTGCCTTAGGCTTGCTCTGCTTTACAGGCTTAGTCTCTACACCTAATCCTATACTCGCCCAGAAGTCCGATGTAATTACGACAGCGCAACCATTCACCACTATAGTATCTGTTACTGTCTCGTAAGACTTGAGAATGTTATCCCAAAAGCTACTCATGTTGTACTCCTTCTATGCTTGGCGTTTTCTCGACTTGCCAAAAGTATAACATCGTTAAAACCAAATAGCAAATTTCCTAGAGCATTTACAGACTGTCTTACTCTGTGTGTGATAGTTATATACTATACTCTTTTATCTTTGTAAATCTCTAGTAGCTATTTCTACTGTACTGTTATACTCTGTTCTGTTCTGCTATTACTCTTTCCTGTCTTGATTATAATATAACTTCTTCCTTCTGATTTCCTGTTCATCTATATACTTTAGGTCTTTCCTAATGTACTTCCTTGCTTCCTTTATAGTCTCTAAGTCATAGAACTTTTGATACTCTATTATGAATGCTTTCAGTTCAGATATCATTCTTTTCTCCACCCCTTCAGTAGGGCATGAATAAGTTTCGCTTCCTTGCTTCCTATAGTCTTATCTCTATCAATCGCTTTCTGTACTGACTTTGCATTGTACTTGGCTGTAGCAATTCCACCTGTAGAGTCATTGTATATGTTTACCATTACCCCCCCTTCTGACTAGGACAGTCTTGCTTATGGAATTGGATTCTGAAATAGAAGGAGTAGGCCATCCCACATGAGTTACACATATCAGTATCTCCTTGGTGATTCGTTTTTCCTCACTTCAAATAGTATAACACGAAAACAAAACTTGTGTCAAATCCCTCTATACTTGTAGGACTCTATCCAATGCTTTGAACACTCTTACACTAGGTACTGTAAAATACCGACTAGAGTATCGCTCTGCTGTCCAAAGCATTCTGTCATACCTACTGACTTTGAATGCTCTACTCATATGCCAATACTCTAGCAGTTCCCCCTCATCAATATCACTACCATTCACATACAGCATAACAACTCCTTCGTTTTTTCACTTCCTCAAAAGTATAACATGAAAACGAAACTATTGTCAAATCCCCTGCACTAAACAGGAACTAATACTTTTGCACCATTTGAATCATCAAAGTAACGATTGTACAGTAGTGTAGTGTACTGTCCTAAATCATCATTATCGTCTACTCCATATTCCTCAGCAGTATGAACCCATCTTTGAACATACTCTATAGAATAGTTAGGGTTAGTGTTGTACCTTGCCAAGTAGTGCATTACTGTTGCTACTGCATTGGCAGGTCTTTCATCTGTTCCCTCTACTACATACTTGCTTCCAAACTTAAACTTCCAGTAGTTAGCACCTTCCGCTTCCCCATAGTTCTCCATGTATTGTGTATATACGGATATGCTCATTTTCATACCTCACTTGTTTCGACTTAGCTAAAGCATAACACAAAACAAATCGCTTGGCAAATCCCTACTACAGATACCATGAAAGATTCTTTTCTGTAATCTCTGATTCTGCTGTACTCTCCTCACTATCATAGTAAACATCAATCGTATAAGCAAAATCACCAGTAGTAGTTACATTTACCTGTTCCCGTAAAGCATTTAGTATTGCAAATTCTACATCTTCTCTCTCATCATGAGAGAACAGTTCCTGTAATCCTTGATACTGTACTCTTGCCATTAGTTACTCTCCTCCGTAGATAGGTCTATCAAAGTCTATAATTACTTCATTACACTTCACACACTCAACAGCTACAGTTTCACCATTGCCATAATTAGCAATCTCTATTGCACTACTCTGAATAGTTGACTCTAATTCTATAGTACATTCAGAATGTGTCAGCAGTTTGTTATACATAACGTATACATAACTAGGTCGATTATACATACTTTCTTTAGTACTCATTGTTCCTCCCATGCTCTCACTTTAGTATAGCCTTTATTTTTCCTATGCTGTACCCATGTCACTGCTTGTACTACATTGTAGTGTACACCAAGTTTCTTGCTTGCTAGTTTATAGGAAGTCTGCATCCTTCTCATTACTTTAGGACTACTAAAGGCTCTGCTTTTGTCACGCTTAGAAACAGGCTTCCCATAATATATAGTCTGAGCATGGCTGTCTACTACAGGTAGATAGTTTCCATAAGGCTCTACTATTGCATGGTAGAAAGGAACAACTTTGTTTCCACCCAATACAGTGTCAGGGTCTTCCCCTTCACTAATCCTCTTAGCCTTTGCATTGTTTGCACTGGTCTGCTTTGTACTGTAGCCTAGTGAAGTAAACTTCAATGCTTCAGCTACATTATCTCCCCAATCTGTCTGAGGCGATAAGGCTGCTAAGATACCTGCACCTACTCGTATATCTTCAGTGCCTAGCAGTTTACTTACTTGCATTGCTATGTTATTAGCATCCGTGTACCAGTATTGCCCTTCAACTAAACTATCCGCTGAAGCCCTGTTATAAGCCTCTACTATATTCTGGTAAGAACCCTTGACTACATTCTCTGCTTTAGCCATTAGATATACCTACCTTTGCTAATCCAACATGGCAACTAGTTGTTTGAGATGTGAACCCCAACCCTCTACTAGTATAATCATATACTTCCCTACCCTGTCCAATCAACAGAGCATAGGAATAAAGATTATAACCATCAGTAGATAAGTGCCTAGCTTTGGTGACTCTCCCAGAGAGCCATGCTTGGATAACGTCGCTGTTCGATACCATAGTACACTCCTTTGCTTCGTTTTCCGACTTGCTTAAAGTTTACCACGGCGACAAGTTGGTGTCAAATCCCTAGTGCAGTTATACTGTCATCTTACAGAACAACCCTATAGAGGGCTGATTCTACATTGGTCTGCTCTGTTTCTTGTTCAGCCATAAAACGTATTCTATCGGCAGCCTTTTCATGAACTAATCTAGCCAAATTTTTAGTCCATTTTCTATTATCCATTACAGTAGCATTAGTCAATAAACCTATATGATTTTGTACTTCCTGTAGAAAAGGCATCCTACTTTCCCTTTTCCCATCTACAAAATAATCAAGCATACCATACCCTACAATAATTTCAAACTCTATTAGTCTACGATAAAAGTCTTTATAATTCTTTCCTGTGATCTTATTGAAACCTATAAGCATTGTAGCCCATATCAATGTGTGGGTTACAGGATGAAGTTCTACCTTTTCCGATTCCTCTTCAGAGGAAAACCAACATAATTCTTTAGTATTTTGTACTGCTGTTATATCCCAATTTAATGACATTACTTAACTCCGTTAGATAAAAACTCAAAGGTTCCTGAGAAGAAGCCAAGCATAGAAGGAGCAACAGGTAAGCTATTCACTGTTGTCATATGCTTTATAAGATACTGCTCTACATCCTCTGTAGTATTAATTCCTAAGTCTATGCAATAGATACCTTTAGGGTCTTTAGCTGAAGTTCGTTCAAAGCATCCAAAATCTATGGCTTCCAATAGTCCTAAACACCTCCTCTGGTCACCATCTAACTGTCCAAGCATATCCTGAGTATACGCTCCAATATTTATAGAATGGTGTCCACTAACTACAAGAGCTTGGTCTAGCACATTTCTGCTCAACTCTGTTGCCATGTCTCCTTCTCCTTTTGCTCTCTAGCTTTTTGTATTCTTTTAGCTTCTTCCCCTGATTTTTTCAGGAGCCATCGTACACTTCTTCTATTGTCAGGAGTAAACCGTTTCTTAGTGATCTTCTTAGAGTCTCGTCTACTCCATTTTGAATCTTTCTCTAGATGATACTCAGGCATTAAAACAACGTACTTCATTATATACTCCTAATGCAATTACTGCTCAGGTCACGAGTTATTTTTCGACTCGCTTAAAGTCTATCACTTTTTTGCGATAAGCGCAAATCTTCTAGTGTACTTTTAGTCCGAGGGTACGCAGCCTTTCTAGGTGCTAGTACCTCTACAGGAAAATTAAATACAGTCTCTTTTAGATAATGCATATCGTCTATATCAGATACTTCTTTATGCACCCCCTCAACCTTTTCGAGTTCCTGTATACCGTAGTGTAATGCCTTGGCTATAATAAACCTTCCTCTCATAGAGGAAGCAAACTCTCCAGCTATTTCCAAATTCTCTTCTTTAGTCATAGTATACCTCTCCTAATAATTATACTTTCCAACATCATCAACTTAACCATAAGCACACACTCCGCACTTCAGACCACCTTCTACTCTAGCATCTTCATATCTATACTCTTCACATTCCCCACAGAGCAACCATCCATTATCTTCGTTTTCACATTCGTCACAAGTTTCATCCCATACCTTTACCTTATGACGATTACAATAACCTACATGGATACCGTGGTCTTCTGCCCATTGGTCATGCTCCATACCATAACCAGTTCTTTGGTCTATCCACTTACGAATAGTTTGATTAGAATCTGTCCATAATATGTTAGATGGATTAATCATAATTATGATTTATAACTGGCGTAAAGGATTTTGTAGAAACATCATCATCCCAAGGGGAATGGCCTTCATCATAAAAAGGCACATAGTCATGACAGCTACTACAAACACCAAATGCGCCACTCTCATCAAAATCTATTTCTGTGCCATAAATTACTCCATAATAACAACAGCTACTCAAGTAGTTACATTCGTGCTTTGCCATATCTCACTCTCCTACTTCAACTTCTCTCGACTTAGTTCGCTTGTCAATTAGGTAAGTATCCTGCAATTGCCATCCCCTCTTCTCTATAAAACCAAGAAAAGTGCAGATCAGGAAATAGTTTTACTAATGCTGAGTAGACTCCTACAGGAGGCAACCAAGCAGTATCAAAACTATAGTGTATTGTTGTATCAGCAAATTTGTCTACATAGACAGAAGCTGTGTCCCACTTAGTTCCCCAATTATTATTACACCAATCGTACCAATTATCTGTCCCATACTGTTTCTTGAATCTAACACTCATCTGTTTAGTAATGGGCCTACCTTCAAAATCATATGTAGGTTGGTGTTTCCTAATCCAATCATGATATTCTTCCACTGTACATATTTGCACAGGAGAACAAGTACCTGTGAGTTCAGAAGGCATGGGCATTATACTCTGAAAAGAAAACTCTACATCCGAACTTTTTACAAAATTTATAAAATTCTGTAATGTCCCTTTAGTATCTGCTGTTACAGTTACTTCATTCTGACACCAGTTAGGCATAGTTAATCTCCTTTACAATCTAATTATTTTTCGACTTGCTTCAAGTTTAGCAGATTTTATGACATTCGTCAAATCGTCCTCTTCTAGTGGACAAATACATCCACCCTTATGACTATTATGATCTGGATGTCTATAAGGATTGGCTCCTTCTTGACACCACTTATCCCTGATGTCACAGATATGTTCTACATTTCTAGCCATTACTCTTTCCTCTTTCCTAATGGTATAAAATAGATTCACCAGCAAGAGTAGTAAATAAAGGACGCTTACCAGTTAGGTCGGATAATAAGGATATCATAGCCATCTGGTGTGGAACTTTACAGACTGTTGTATTGGCCTCTTCCCAACCCCCTTGAGTACCTTTCCATGTAATATATACTGTGTAGGCACTAGACCCATCATGCTCTATAACAATGTTGTCGTGTGTCCATGTTCCCTTTGGCTGTGCAATAAATACTGCTTCAGTTTCCATGTGTTGATGTTTCCTCTTTTATATTTTATTAGCAGGGAATGCATAGCCTGTGGTTGACAACCGCACAGGGACTGTTCATACTGGCTCTCTGGATACAGACGGATTGACGGTCAACAAGCGGTACGCAAGTAAACGTGAACCTAGAATTGCCTAAGACATTAACAGTTCTGCGTTCTAGATTTATCCGTCCTTCGTACTTTGTGATACAACGTATGCACGGTACACTGGATACAACAGTAGTAAAATCAGTATGGATATAGGTATAATACAATCCACAAGCTATACATCCCCCTAACCTATCCCTGCACCTAAATAATATTCGATTATGCAGGGAGGCTATGCTTTCACGTATTAGCTATTAGAGAGTAAGCATTTATCCTTGCCTTCGTCAAGGTTTAGATTTTACGACTATTCTAATAACGTTCTTAGCCTAGTAGCTTATCTCTCAATACTGGTTTATTACGAATATATAATTACATCTCACACCTCCACAAAATGCCGTTTTTCGACCGCTTCATTAGTTTAGCATGTTTCGACGTTTGTGGCAAATCCCCACTGCTCTAATTCGATAGAGGATGGTCGGGTATAAGATAGGGTATAGTATTCATGTGAAAAGGGTCTTCAGATATTATTTGCTCACGTAAATGTTCTTGTTTCATGTGCAGTACTTGAAGGTGTAGGAACGTGAAGTATTGTTGTACTATCGTTTCCCATATCCAATTAGGTAACAGCACTCCCGCATAATCAGACATCGCTTTAGATAATGACTGTACTGCTAAGTACGGATCATGAGGGAAAAAAGGTAACATCAATTGTTCAGCGTCCTTAGTATCCATATATTCCTGCAGCGTTTATAGTCTATAAAATAGAGCAGTTTTCTGTCATGCTCAGGACAGCACCCTCACCTTGCTCTTTCTATTATACTAACTATTAGTTACTAATTGTCTAGCAGTTGAAAAAGCCCTAGCCTTAGCATCTGCCCTAGAGCCAAACAATGCGGTAGCAGAATTAGCGTGGCCCTTCCTATAGTCTTCTGTTTCTACAATCGCTTGCCATATAGCCCAAGGAGTACGAGCAAGATTACTAAACTCATCGTTGAAAGCAGTATAACGTTCCCTTGCTCCATTACGAATCAATTCTATTCTCTCTACTCGTTTCTCATATTCTTCTTGCAATTCTTTCTTGTCACCAAGAAGTTTCATCCACACACCAGTAGGGACATCATCAGCAGTGATATCCTTTGAAAGAGATAATCGTCTGGGCTGAGAAGCGTCAGGATATGCAGACTTCAAAACTCTCTCCACATCTGTGTCCTCTATAGTAGTTGTATTAAGAGTGTTCATAACAGCAATAGCTTCATCCTTTGCTGAACTCATTTGATTAAACAATCCTATGTACCACTCTGTATCCGATTCAATTCTCCTAGTATGGGTAAGCCTTACTGAAATCTTAGCATTTGCCAACCCCGCCGTAAGTGTATTCTGACACACAACTCGTACAGGAGTAAAAGCAATTTGCAATGCACCCATACCATCACGATGGTCAGTAACGAGGAAGTATAGTTTATGATCTTCACCACAAATCTTACTATCCCCTGCATCTAAAGTCATGAAGATTTTCTCTCCATAACCTATTGCACCTATGGTTTCCACAGGATACTTTTCTGTTACAGGGTCTAACATCCTACCCAAATCCACAGCTTGAATAGGAGTCCACTCTTTTCCTACTATAGACAATACTCTATATTCATCGTCGTCTTTTACAGGTTCTCGCACAACTGCAAAATTATTAGTAGGTACAAGGTCTATAGTCTCTCCTTTATCTATCTGAACTACTACAGGATGTTTTGCAATATGAAAATCAATACCTGCTTTACGAATAGCCTGACTCATAGACATAGGCTCTTCAAATACTTGTCCAATCCTATGCCATGCAGGTGTGCGCCTTCCTAGAAATCTATCACCAAAAATCGATGCTGACATTATATTAGCTCCTTTATACTAAATTATATTATTTGAGTCGTCTTCTATACTCTCTGCTTCATATAGATTTGTTTCTATTCTATAGAGAAGTTCTATATCCTCTTGGAGAGCTTCTAGTGTGCTTACGGCTCTATCTCTTACATCCTCTGCCGTAGCCATTATATCTTCAACCTTTAGCTGTACGTCCTCTAAGTTGCTTACACTATCCTGTATGCTTTTTACTATTTCTTGTATACCCACGATTTACTCCTTTATGTACTAAACATACTTTGATATTGAACATCCTCGATAATTACATATCTACACCTCCGCAAAAGCGAATCGGTTTTTTCAACGCAACCTTAGTTTAACACAAGCGTAAAACTTTTGTCAAATCCCTAGAGCAGGGAATCCCATAATCGTAGATTATATGAGAAATAACCAAAGGCTTCACCATTTCTATAGAGTACAGGATTTGTCCAATTGCCGCCACCAACCATCCAGAAACTTTGCCACTTAGAAATCTTATCACGGACTTCATCTATTGTAATTCCCCAAAAATCTTCAGGGTCTGTGATAGGCGTATACTGTTGTTTATCTACATTCCCTACTGTTTTAACTGTTGTTGTGTAAACGTCCATTATCCTTCCCTCCATTCTCTATAACTTATCTCTAACTTCTTCACTAATTTTTCGTATACGAATATTCTCATCTCTGATACATTCTGTATCTTTCCGAATAATAATAGTTTCTGCTAAGATACCTTTCGTATCGTTCCTAATAGTAATAGTTTCCTGTAGAATAGATTTAGTTAAACCTACTAATCTAAAGGAAAGATAGGCAATATAGATATTAAGTATACCCACAATTCCCATACCTATAACCGATAGAATTATAAAATATCCCATTGTCATTAGTCTCTAGCCTCATAATCATAATCATCTAAATCTGGTTCTTCTACATAATTTTTCCACACTCTGTTCTTAGGGATTGAAGCTATTCTATTCTGTCTATATGTTTCCAAAACAGTATCCCATATTTCCTGTTCAGTTACAGTACGCCCAATTTTCTTTTCTAATCGTTTCCAAACTTTCAGAAGTTTCTTTTCCTTTCTCCTAGTTTCAAGCATATTAAATTCTCCATCACAAGCAAGATTTTCCGGCGATAATTTATTACACAACTCTTCAAACTGTGCTAGATATTTTGATTCGATAATCAACTTGTTCTTTACTGCAATCATAATACGTATACTCCTTATTATCTTTTTTAGGATAGACTTTTGGAAGCCACTTCGTTTGAAGAGTCTTGTCAAAAACTAATAAATATCTATGTTTTCTTGGTCGGTGTCTCCATTCTCCTTTACTACCTTTTACCTTGCCTCTAGTATGTTTAAGAAAAGTGCCATCCTCTTGTTCAAACCACCAATCGCTTTTAGGGTCTGTGAGTCCATAATACATAAAGTTTAAAGATTGATATATATACCCTGCGTGGTAGCGAGAATCTGCATAGCTAAGAATAGCTCTAACGTCCAGTTCCTTACGTACCTCTTTCATAGCCATTGCTACAAATTGAGACAGTATTAAACTGCCGTTGGCAGACGGATGTTTTACTAATCGCCCAAGTTCAAGTATACCACGTTGATCGGTTCGTGTCAAACCGAAGCACCCCTTCACCAACTCAGGAACAGAAGGATTATGAAATATACAGACAGCCTGTAAAACATCATCAATGAATGCACCATAATTATAGCCTGTCCTAAAACCTTTGCTTTCCTTTGTCAAATAATGATAGGGATGAAGTAATGATTCTGCTTCCTTCTTTGTTATCTTTCTAACTATAGGCTTACACATTAGTGTTATCCCATACAGTGTAATTCATCATTAAGTCTTCTGAAAGTTCTGGCTCTTGGATATCAATCAGACTTACTGAATTGTCAGACATGAGTCCTTTACACAGTATGGTTTGAAGTATGCCCTCTTTGTCATATCCATAACTCACTGGCTCAAGCCACTCGAACCCTAGTACCGTATCCTCTTTTCTTCTTGGGTCTAAAACAAGTCTCATCTTACTCTCCTCTTTTATAGGTTTCAACCTCATATAAGGTACTCACCGTATCTCCATGAGGATCATATTGCATAGGGCCTTCATAGTCTCCTATATGCTCTCGTACAATTTCTTCGGCTTCTGTAACACTATCTGCTTCTATTTTAGCAATACCAGAAACATGATATCTCTTGCTCCAATATACTTTATAGTTTGGCATTTAAGTAGCTCTCTAGTTGATTATAAACATTTTGTTTGCTTCCCGTAAAACCTAGTTCAGATTTAATAATTGCATAACAGCTACGTCCTTTATTAGTCATTCGTATACCTTTTAACTCTAACTTTAAACCACTAAGCAATGTATGTAATCTAAATAAAGGAATTAGGTCACCAGTTATAATTGTCATCGTTATACTCTCCTTAGCGCAAATATAGAGGAGACTGAATTCCCCCAACTTTGCACCAACTATTAACTTTCTCTTTACTTCCCCAACATCCAGTTGGAGCTTCCCAGTAAATCCATTTCACAATTTCCTGTAAACGTGGAAGGTTCTTACTATCTGCTCTGGCAAAAGCTCCCACTAAATCATTTTCAAGACAGGCCATAAGAAAGCCACCTGCCTCAATACCCCTTTCAACATATTGTTGCATACTGCCCTGCAAACCTTCAGGTAGTAGAGAATAATGGTAAATATCTATACTCATATCTATGTCCCCCTTATACTTCTTTTTGGTGCCTCTGGAAGGAATCGAACCTTCACGCCTTTTGGCACTTGGGCTTAAACCAAGCGTGTCTACCGTTCCACCACAGAGGCTTTAAAAAATAGGGGGGGGGATTTTTATATCCCCCCCATATATATATACCTACGAATGATGTGTATTATTTACTTATTTACATCTATAGTGATATCAATTTCATCCGAAATTACCGTATCAAAATTAACTTGAACATCTTTAAGTAGGTAATCTATCTGCACATCTCTACTCTCTTGTTCAAGCTCATCAGCATACAGTAATGCACAAACTTTACGTTTTAAATTATAGCCTACAGGTTCATCTCCAATTTTAATAAACGATGATGCTACCTCCCTAATCATAAAGAGTTCTGTAATATCTATCTCAAACGTATACTCTTTACCTTGATTTTCCTGTTTTGTAGTATAGACCACAGCTTTACCAATCTTGTCCATTAAGTCCAATGGTACGGCTAGTCCTGCAGTCATTTGTACAGGTCGCATAGAAAATACTCGCTGTTCATCTCCTTCTCGTTCAACCATTAAAGTCAGACTATCATCTAAAAACAATGCTTCATTTCTAGATAAACTGAACGATAATTCTTTTTCCAGTTCTTCATAATCATGTTCCTCTAAGGGAGTATTATTTTCTTCTACCATATACTCCTCCTTCATTACCTTTTATAAAAGGTCTCCTGTATTTGATTACAGCGGGAACATCTAATAATATCTTTAAGTATATATACTTCTAATACATTATTTGAATGACCCCTTCGTCTACATATAAATTTCTTTAACATACGCATTATTAAGTTACTTCCTCAGCTTCGTAGTCTTCAAGCCTTCGCAACTTCTTTTTTAGTTTAGACCACTCACGAGATTGTTTAGAATCTTTTTGAAGGGTTTTACGAAACGGCTTACTTAAGTTTTTCAGATACCGTTTAGATGTTGTTTTTCTCTCTCGACTTGACCAATTATGATTATCCATAATTCTTTTCTTTTAGTCGAAACTCTAGTAAATCAATCTTATCTTGAATGTCTATCAATTTTTGCATTACCTCCTGATGTGTTTCATGCATGAGTCTTTCAGTACTGTCTAATCTTATATTAAACTCCTGTGTATGAATCAACATCTGTTCTGTTACGCCACTCATTTCTCTCTCCTTATTATACTATTTAAAACTGACCTACTTTATTTTTTTCGTTTTGAAACCTTCCCTGTAACTAGTTTCCACATTGGTATACTTCAGGTTCTTTTCTCTATAACTACCTCTTTCTCCAGTTTAACCAATCTTTATTTGCCACAGGCTTCCCATCATTTAATACACTTTTTATCAATAATCCATTTTTAATGGCTATCTCCAAACCTATTATATGGATCATATCATTTAGGATATCAGCAATGTGACTAACATCAAAGTCAGCACCTAGTGTATAAATCTGTCCTGTATCTGAATCCCATACTGTTAAGCTCCATATATCTATAGTCATTAAAATAACTTTAATTGAACAGGTTCTTTCTCAACTACAGCTTCCCATTTCTTCCATGGCATATCGTTATACTTTAAGAGAGGTTGGCTAGAAAAATCTATATTAGACATTACATCATAAAGTTCTTCTACAGTTTCTCTAAGTAACTTATTCTCTACTCTTAGTTCACCATTTAACTTTCTATGTTCTTCATTTGTTTGCAACAATAAATCCATGTCTGTCCATTGCATTTCATGATCCATGCGTATTGTCCTCCTTATTGATAGTCTGATGCAAGACAATCCCAACATAGGGTTACTGCATCATTCAGATTAGTGCCATTACATTCTGGACAGTGAGGTAGCTCATATTCATATTCGTCCCCAAACTTTTCGGACAACCACCTATCAACTTTAGTTGCCTCCAAAGCCTCTTCTAGAGAAACGATTTCAAAGATTGGCATTATTCACATCCTTACATAATAAAAATTGAGCAGTTTAAAGACATGCTCAGGTCTACTTCAGTGTAGGTTTATTCTATTATACTAACTTAGCTAGGTCTTTGTAAGCCCTAAGTAAGTCATAATATCGAATCTGTGTATCTTGTTCACGCTCAGTATCAGTAATGTATACTCGCATAGAAGTAGCATTCTCTTTACGAGTAGACGCTTGGGGAGTACCCTTTGGACGCTTACCAGAATAACGAACTCGTATATCATAAGTATTCTTATTAAGATGCTTCTTCAAACTCTTAATAAACTGATTACCCTTGAAAGTATTCTCCACCCTCAACACAAACTTCTCTTTGGATTCATTCTGTATCTGCATAATATGTAACCTCCTAAAATGTAGCGTTTTCGCTTGATTCAAGTTTACCACAAAACTTGATACTTTGTCAAATTTTCTCTATACTACTTGAGCTATAGAGTATTCATGACCTTTCATATTCAATTTGTACAGAGTTTCTGTATTTAACATTCTATATTGTTTCTTGTGCATATCATACACAGTCATAAGTTGTTTACTTTCAGGGTCATATCTTAGTCCTTCACCAGTAACACTTTTAGAAACTCCTAGCCTTGCTGACATGTTTCTTATATCTCCTGTGGTACGCTTTACAAAGGTCACTCCAAAAATCTTTCCTTTACTATATTTAATCATTTGAATAGCCGTTTCTTTATCTATTAGCACCTTTCCTCCTCTCTCTAAACTAATCACATTCCGCAAAATGCCATTGAAAACATACCTCCCACCATCAAAAATAACCAAAACTTTATTGGGTTAACTATCATCATAAGCGTTTCGTGCCTCCTTTTTCGTTGGATGTTTTCAAGTTTAGCACAATTTTCGTTTGGACGCAACTCGACTTTTTATCTCAATATAGTATAATAAAATAGGAGGTATACTTATGATTCGTAAACGATTTATAGCAGAGGGTGTACGACCATTTAGAACTAAATGGGATGTTCAGAAAGCCATGAAGACTAGTGAGCTAGACATCTATCCTCAGATGTTACTGAAAACTAGAGAGATGAAAGAGTACTTGAATAATAAAGTGCCTATGCAATCAGATAAACTTAAGGTACGTCTACTAAATGAAGGTTATTTGGAACCACAATGTGCTATTTGTTTACGTGTGTTCTGGGTAGGAGAAACCATTCCGTTACAGTTAGATCACATTAATGGAAACAATGAGGATAATAGATTAAATAATCTAAGACTCTTATGTCCTAACTGTCATGCACAGACACCTCAATACAGATTGAAAGATGAGTTTAAGGGAGAAACTTATTCCAATAAGGATAAAGAAGACTCCAATAGAGCATAATCCATTTCAATAAGGTTCTTATCAAGTCTAAAAGTAAGGAGAAAAAAAACATGAATCCACTGGCAATTATAAACCTAGCCATAACATTTATCCAATTAAATGCGGGACAGTCGGCTGCAGCTAAAAACATTATTAAGGAAGCCCTTGATGTGGTACAATCTCTTGGAAAAGCCATGAAAGACAAAAAAATTACTATGGCTGAAAAGAAAGCATTGGTCAAAGAACTCAAAGAGTTCAGTACTGCTACAATTAAAGCATTGGACAACCTTATCATTCCCGAATAGGGGGCTTGAAATGAGCTTAACACAACAAGAACTACACGAACGTATTTTATATCCAGTTACAAGAGTTAGGGCTGGACAAGCAGGTGGAAGTGGAGTATTAATTTATTCTGCTCCAGACCTTAAACATGAGGGTAACTTTATAAATATTGCTCTAACCTGTGAGCATGTTATAGATGGGAATATTAAAATAATTGATGAGTGGGATGCAGTATTAAAACGTCAAGTCAAGAAAGATATTCTTGAAGAAGTTACTGTAGAAGTATTTGATTATGAAGGTTCTAAAGTAGTATCTGCAAATTCGACTACAGGAAAGATTATTGCCTATGATAAAAATCATGATGTAGCGGCTATTAGATTAAATAATCCTAGACAGATGCCTTATGTAGCAACTCTCTATCCTAAAGGCGAACTTGAGAATTTAAAGCTGTTTGATGATGTATGGGTATCTGGATGTTCATTGCTCCATGACCCATTCTCTTCTCAAGGTTCTTTAACATATCTACGAGAGATGATTGAGCAAAAGTCCTATCTTATGACCAACGCTCCCAGTATTTTTGGTAATTCGGGGGGTGGATTGTTCCACGGTAGTGGATATTTACTTGGGTTAACTAGCCGTATCACAGCCATTCAATTAGGTTTCGGGGTAGATGTAATGACTTGGATGGGCTTTTCTACACATCCAGAACGTATCTATGAATTTATAGACCATCAGGAATTAAAGTTCCTTTACGATGATTCAGATAATTATTATTCTGCTATGGAACGTAGGGATGCTAGACGAAAGGACGCTCTTAAATCTGTTTTGTTGGAAGGGGAAGGATTATCTCCACAGTCCGAAAATGCTTAAACAGCAGGAAATATGTTGATGAGAGCTATAGATAGTGATTCTATTCCAAACATCCATATAAGAGATTTTCAAAGACAGAAAGTGTATGATGCGGAAGAACAATGTATGTTCTGGCATATACATCCTCAGACATCTCAAACAAAGGCAGAACAACTAATTCATTCTGTTTCTACATGGGCAAATATTGAGAAGCCTATTCTCTATACCGGTAACAAGAAAACCATTCCAACTAGCATTAGAAGAAGGCTTGCAAAACATATTGCTTATGCTACCCCCACTTATGTAGCCATTCCATCTAATGTAGTAAAAAGGATTCCATTTATCTGTCATGAGATGGCTCATGTAATTAATTATCAGAAAGGCCCAGCAGATCATCATGGGCCAAATTTCACTAAAACTTATTTACAACTAGTTGGAAAGTTTATTAATGAGAAAGCGAGACAAGACCTTCAAGATTCTTTTGATAGAAAGCATGTAAAATATTATAACTAAACTATATGCTTTAATAAAACATCAATATTCCACAAAGAATACTTACAAGTTAATTCTGTATCCGTTGGAATGTGTTCTAGTGTTACCAATATTTTGACTGCTGTATTATCTATTAATAATTTATCTGTGATAAAACAGTTAGGTTTTTCATAATGATTGTAAAATCCACCTAACGGAGTTCTTATCCATCCATTTGGAAATAACTTATGTTTAATATGTGTTATTCCAAGCTCTATTCCTTGTGGAATGTCTTTCACAGAAAACAAACCTAAACCATGTATCGACGAATTTTTAATTTCGACTTGATTAGGTAATGGGGAGTATGGTAAGTCGATTATTATTTCTGTAGTCATTTGCTATTTTTATACTAAATAAGGAGTTTTTAGGCGTTTTTCCTAATTTCTACATGTTTTGCCAAAGCTAAGGCGCTCTAGGAAGCCCGTAGAGGGGCTTTAAAGATAAAAGATGACCTATACCATTACCCAAGAGTTTAAAAGCCCTGTTTTGAAAGGCATAATCTCCTTTTATTTTACAGGAACCATTTCATTTAGTGTTGCTCTTACTGTATCTTTATCTTTTTCAAAGTAATCATAATTGAGGGGAATATAAGCTTTTTCAGCTTCGGGTACACTATCTTCAGCAAAAATTGAATTTACTGGGCATACAGGCTCACATGCAGCACAATCTATACATTCATCAGGAGCAATGTACACCATACGGTCTACACCCTCCTCAAGGTAAATACAGTCCACTGGACAAACATCTAAACATGCTTTATCTAATACATCTACACAAGTTGAAGTAACTATATAAGTCATAGTGTTTTAGTCCTTAAATGACTATGGAAACCGCTCATTAATCATCACCAAGTTCATTTAAATAATTCTCTTCAGAATATTTTCCACAAGAACAATTTCCACCACAACCACAACTATTATATTCTTTGTTCTCGTTCATTATGCATAGAACACAATCACACTCACAATCACATTCTGCTCCATAATTTTCAAGACAACTACAATTTCCTGTTTCTATACAAGAACAACTAGTTAATTCAGCTTCGTATACATATACCATGAATATGATCCCCCTTTACTCATTTTCTAGTACTTTCATACCCAAAGCTATGATTCCACCAATTGTTGCGGTTGCAAGCTCAGGTACTCCATTCATAGCGCCTATTCCAGCTAAAATTCCTAGCACAAGAATCGCTAAAAATATTTGCGGTCTTACTTTACCCATTATCTTTTCAACCCCCTATAATTTTTTAAGGCTGTGCTGTATTTCTTAATATGCTGATTACTTATGATTTTATATTCATAAGTATAGTTTCCCCACAGGTCTTGAATCCTGAGCAATTTAACAGATGGAGGAAGTTTATCAAGCTCATTTGCGTATTCTATGCGATAATAATTATCTAAAGCTCTAGTATTCTCTTCCCGATGTGCCAACGCTCTTAGAAAGTTCGATATAAAACCAAACATATAAACCTCCTCTAGTTCTTAATTTCTTTTTATTGCTTCAGCAATTTTCTTCCTTTGGGAATCCCCAACACTTCCTTCTTTAAAATTGCTATGTCCCTGCTTTTTAGCTTGGGAAGTAGCTATCGCAAACGGATTATTCTCCGCTTTAAATAAATCCATATAGTTTAGAAATTGTTTAGTTATACTTATCTCTGGTGAATACCATGGATGATCAGATTCTGCTGCAGCCTTTCTAGCCTTAGCTGCTGCAGACTTATGATAATCAGGAGAGTCTTCATCTAACTTATCTCCTAGTTCTTGACCAGCTTCATTAACTGTCCATGGAGGTTTATGATTTATTGGTATTCCCCAATCATTAGTTTCCACTTCTACAACAGGTGTATACCTCATTCCTTCAAGGGGTTGCTCCGAAGGAAAACCATATTCTCTTAGTAGTTGATGATGTTCCGCATCTCGTGCAGCATAGTTATGTAAGGTATTGAAAGATTTGCCATTATTCAAGGGGTCTTTATCTGCTTTAGCTAATATATCTGTAAAGACAGATATAGTATCATGACCAACTACAATACATGCACAATCCTCAGATTTTTGTAATTCCTGCCATTTACCAAATGATTTAATAAAATCTATGTTTCCTTTTTTATTTTCCATAAGTACTATCTCCAATACATTAAGTTTATTTCCTACGCTAGATGTTGGATCACCTCCTTCAGAAGATAAATTAGGACTATACAATTTACACCAATCCTCAGAATGTATATCACCCATGACCAATTCACACGTTCCAACCTCATCCTCAGCGGTTCGTATAAAATACTGACATGATTCACATTTAATACCAACCTCTAATTCTGGTGGAGTGGCTTGTCGTAATCCTGCTTCTACGGGACTGAGTTGACCATCACGTTTCTCCAGTTTAATCAAACAACTTCCATCAATACAAGAACCTTGTGGTGTAGACAGACTCTTTAATAAGTCAAACCCAGCCCCCTGATTGACTCCCTTTTCACATACAGTTACTTCTGCAAGTTCCATTTCATCTACTTGCATATAAGGCATTAAGCCTTTCTGCATGTTTTGAGTCTTAGTGGCTGATCCAGCAATAGAATAACTTTTAAGCTTACCGTCATTTATTTGATCTATAACTCTTTGCGCTATACGAGTGTCATCTCTGATTTCACAAATAAAATATAGTCCTTTATCGTCTACACCAGACTTAAAAATCTGTCCACCTTTACTTATATAAGCTGGTAATGCCCAACCTACTTGAACATCACTATGGAGTACCATAGCATTACGAGTACGAAAGTTAGCCATATAGCGTTTAAAGGCCCGTTCCAAAGCATCGGTTGTTATCATATGACCTTCTCTATCAATTAATTCTACAGAGGCTGGGCCACCGATAACTAATGGTTCAGAAATATTAAATTCTTGAGCAGCTTCTGTATATTCAGGAGCATCGGGAAAGGCACGAGAGAGTGTTAAAACCTCAGCTTTAGAAGCTATTCCAGCTTTCCACAATTTTTGATATTCCTCTAATGCACCTTGAATATCCTCAACAGTAGTTCTACCGTTTTGAGCTTTTTCTAATAGCATTATTTCAGCATCATCTGATGCCCATGAATAGAGATCAATACTCATTATATTCTCTTCCTAGGCGTAATGAGTTCCCCAAACAACTCCGCTAACTGTTGGAGTATTTTGGGCAGCTATTACGGTAATCTTATTAGTAAATCCTAAAGGCCAATTTGTATCTAACGTACCACCACCCAATATTGGTATGCCAGTAGTAGAAGTAGCTATTGTATCAAAAGCTACATAGACGATATCAGCCGCAGTTCCTGATTCATTCTTTAAGAATATTCCTTTAATAAGAGCTAATCCCGGTTTCTTAATTGACGTAGAAGCGTTAGCTGTTCCTGTCCACTCATAATTAATTCCGTTATCACCATCTATATAAGTAGAAACTGCTGTAGTATCTTCTCTGACCTCAAACATAATCTTATCTACATAAAAATTTATATTATGTTGAGCAGTAGTAGTTATAGATAATCTATAGGCCGCGGCTGCAGTACTGCCAGCAACTGTATATTGTGCTGTTAATCGTCTCCAAGAAGTTGCTAAACTATCTGTTCCTGATGTTGCAAGAACTGTACCTGACGAATCCATTAGTTCAAGAGTCACTGCTCCTGAAGCTGATGCGCCTCGATGTTCGACCTGAACTGTTAGATGTTGAGGATTAATATTGAAAGGTATTAAAGGAGAGTCCCAATAAACTCCTTCATCGGCGTCGGAGTTCGCTGGGTTCACAAGTAAAGAAGCTGTTCCTAATGAAGCTTGCCCAGTATCTCTGGATATCGCTGAACCAGTTGCCGTGAACATAGTAACATCTGCAGCCTCAACTCTAGGATTTGTTACCCAGTTAGTAGCGGTTTCTCCTCTAGATACAGTAAATAAGGTAGATACTGTAGTTGAAGTAGCTGCTCTAAACGGTGAGTATCTTGTATATGGATGGACAGATTGCCTAGTAGAAAAGTCTATTTCCCAACCCCTCGCATCGGTATGTCGTTCATTTGCCATAAATTACACTCCCCATCTTAATCGTATTATTCCTAATATCGCTCCTAAAACTACTGTAGCATGAGCGAAAAGAATTCCTGCAAATATTGCTACAGCTTTAGCGCCATACATCTTGTTTCTCCATGACCTTAAATCGTCTAGCTCATCATTAACCTTATCTAAACTTCTACATAACGTTTCATTTAAAGTACTTTGCGTTGAAATATAAGTGTCTAATCGTTCCATATAAACTGCTAAATCTATAGAAAGAGACTCTTGTTGTTTTCTAGAGGCCATAAATACACACCTTCCTCTAAATTTACATTATATAAACCTCGTTTCCATCATTAAAAGGTAGCCACCCCTATCTGAAAATGGCTACCTAATGACTTAAGACCCATAAAGTTTAATGATAAATTTACCAGCCGTATAAGTTGCATTTGTAGACCCACCAGAGGCGGCTAGATACAAATACTCGTTAGCAGCGGGAACAGCAGTAATTCCTTTAGGAGCTAGAATGCCTGTCCAATCTACCGCAGTAGCCAACAAAGCTGTTTCGGTCAAACCAGTGACAAGTGCTTCCTCCGTACCAGTAGCTTCGGTAGCAGAAAACAAATCAATATCAGGCTCCCCACCTGCTGGGGTTTCCACACATTGCATATAGCCGTGAGTAATGGTGCCATTCTTAGCAGCGGTAATCTGTCCAATATGACAGTTTGCCGTTGCTGCTACACCAATAATATCACCGTCAGCATCACCTGAGTTTAGACCTGTTAAATCTATAATAATAGTTGTTTCGATGACATCCCCCATTCGCAAGACGGAACCTTTACAAACAGTACCAGACCCAGTAGAAATACCAGTACCCGGAATCATATTTTTGACACTGAAAGCAGTTTCGTCCGTACTACCAAAAAGAAAGGTTTCATCATCGGCCAAATAATTCCAATCGTAACCGTATGAAGATCGTGCAATAACTTTAGTATCGCCCGTTACATCGGCCATATTAAATGTATGCTTTGCCATATTGTTATCCTCCATTACAAAAATTATTAAAGGTATTAGGGGCGTAAGATTTATAGCTTACGCCCCATTATACCTAGAGTCTATTAAGTGTTCAAGTCTGCAATCTTAGCTTGAACAAAGATGTTCTTGCATCGCATTTCTGCCATGGTATATAGCAAACCACGAACCACTAGCGCATTGGCTGCGAAGTAGTCACGGTTCTCAACATACTGAGTAGGTTGAGCAACTGCAATTTCAAGATAGTCTGTATCTAAAACATAGACGTTACTTCCCAACACCGCATCCGCAGTCGAAACCGACTTCGGCACATCAGCATCTGGAAGAATTGGAATTCCCTGATACGTAGCTAACACAAGACCAGTTCGAGTGCCGGGGAAAGTTCGCTCTGAACCGATACCTACCTGATACTCCTCCTGTCCCATGTACCTCTGGTTAGAGTTCAAAAGCCTCTCTAGCTTAAAGTACTGGTCATGCCCAAGAAGAATCAGTTTCGGCTCTCCACCATTCTCCCTAATCTTCTGAATAGCTGTGTCAAGTAGGTTTAGAGACAAGTCTCGTCCCGTACCTGAGTTATATGAAACACTAGCACCAGCATTCCAATCACCCGCCGTCCTGCCAGCCTGAGTTAAGTCATAAGCCCTAACGTTGGCCCCACCAGAACCACCACCCACAACCGCTCCGTCTTCCATAACGATGTCATCAATGGAAGTTAGGCCAGCCCGACTGTAGATGAATGCTACGTCACCATCGGCATAGGCAGTACCGCTAGCAACAGTTACTACACCAGTAGAAGTGTTAACTGCGGAAACAGCAGAACCAGAAGTCCTGTCGAATCCAGTACCAACGTTATTCATTCCAACTGCATCACCGATTTTAAAATGTTTTGCAATAGCTGCTGGAACGGTAAACGTTGTCGATGCACCAGCAGATACTAGATATGCGGAACCTGCAAGAAGTTCCTCGTTAATTTCCTTGACATGGTCAAGCTGTGCATTCTCGTTCTCCAACGCCAGCACATCCCCAACACCGCCTTCTAGCTGCGCCGTGAATACTGACTTCACGGAGGCACCAAAAGTCGTAGAGACTACACGAGGCAAGCTCGATACGGTCTCAATGTTGGAAATATCAACTGTCGGAAGAGAGCCGGTCTCTGTCACAGGTCGGGATCGTCCCGAACCCCTGTCCGTCCTTACACGCCAACCAGCCGTGTTACCCCAGACCGTTCTGGGAATGGCATTGAAAAAGCGTGTTTGGTTATTCAGGGCTTGCCACACCTTACGCCCATACGTAGTGTTAAAAATACCAGTAGCAGTATCAACCGTGAAGTACGTCTGCTTCATCAAGTACTCTGGGCCGAAGACTGACTGATACAGTCCACGTTGCGATTGGGCTAAATATTCCGCTAGGGATGGATTAGCCATGATATTTCCTCCTAATTAATTTTAAACTACCCAAGAAGTTCCCTTGGAACTCCCTCAGTGTTACCCATTTCAATTTGGGCTTGTAGATCACGAAGCTGTTTATAAGACAATCCTACTAGCTGTTCAACAGTATCGGTACTACTACCAGTTTTCACAATAGGAGTAGAACCGTCAACGCCTAGAGGAGTCTCAATACGCTGAGGTCTCTGTAGTCCATTCTCTTCCCTAAAGCCCATCTTGCGAAGGCGGCTCTCAGCTTCCTTAGAAATCGCCTTCTCCATAGAACTATTAACAGTTCGTATCTGCTTTCTCAGGGCCTTTAGTTCTTTCTTCATAGACTTCATCTCATCTTCCTCATTCTCTGGCTCGTCCTCTTCTGCTGGGTACTCGTCGGCACCCTCTTTTTCTACATCTTCCTCATCGTCATCTTCATGACCAGGAACATGAGTCTTCATGTATCCACCCTTGGGCGGGAGTACATCTTCGTCCTCTTCTTCTTCCCCATCTCCATTATCCTTCTGTTTCTTCATAGCCTGAATAGTAGCTTGCTGATCCGCAATATTGCTTGAAATATTGGCCGGCTTTTCAGAATCATCTGCACTGCCGCCCTTACCCGTCTTCGCAGCACTACGTACCTTAGTCCCATCTACATCCAAACCACCCTGCTTCAAAATGCCTACCACCTCTGAGGCAATATCCTTTACAAGAGCGGTTCTCTCAGAAAAGGCTATCTGTTCCTCTTCCTTTCTAATCTCTGCTTCCTCGTCATTAGAAAATCGAGCATCCATCTTTTGCAAAACTTCAGCAACGGCAGCTAGTGCAAGATTCGTACCCTCCATTTGCTTTTCGACCTTTGTCATAAGCTCATCTGCCATAATTGTTACCCCCTATTTATGATATGCCCCTAACAGTTGGTCTAAGCCACCGCCGACTATTTGGGAATTATACTATAATTTAGGCAATATATTATAATTTTGCCCTAATTTATTATACTATCTGTAGAGTAAAATCCTAACTCTATTCATCCAATTCTACTAAATCACCGGTTGTTAACCGTAAAACCTCATTTCTAAAATCGTATAATGGTATTTGAATCAACTTTTTAAAGCGTTCACATTGATTTCCTTCAGGTATGGTAGCTTCTACTAAATCTAATACTTTACCTACCATACGAGAATGCCTCGCTATGATATATTCTTGATCCCTCGTTACTTGCAAATTAGTCATTACAACCTCCTTCTAAACTTTTCTTAGTCTCTAATTAATTCATCCCATTTTCAATAGCGGTCTTAAGAATTTTTTCCATACTTTTTCCTCTATACCGACTCCTCAATGCTTTTGAAATAGGTTTTTTAGCCTCTACCTTTGGTATTGTATTCATCATTCTCCACACACCTGACCGTAATTGTATTGGTTTATAATTCTTAAATGTTTTCGTATGAGCCGCGACACTGGTTTTTCCTCGTTTATTTTTCCCCGTCCCTTTTCGTTGATGGCGCTTAACTTTTTGAAAATATTTCCCAATTATAGGTCTAGCAGGTATGTCCTCTTCAAGTTGCGCAAGCGCTTTCCCACTCTTAAAACCAACTGTTATTTTATTGTTGGTTCTGGTTAAAATACTTGATCCCCTCAATTTAGGATATTTCAATTCCGTCTCAACTGCCCATTCAGAAGCATCTTGTTCAAGCCCATCTAAAATAGCATTGTAAATGTCTTGTCCTATATTTCGTTTTTTTCGAGGCATAATCATACTCCTCACTAGTACTATTATATTATACTATATAACATTCATTTTTTAATATTTTCAGTCTAGAGGAGTAAACTCCGCAACAGAAGAAAACAGCGGCTGTCGGCCTTGAACAAGATACCATAACAAATCGAACAAGGAGATCAGATGAGGCACATGACAAGTTATCGTATCTTGTGTTTCCCATCCGTCCTCATCCCCCTTTATATAGACTAGCCAACTAGAAGCTCCATCATGCTTTATGAGAATGTTCTTATATACCCAACTCTTCCCATCTTCTCTTACGTCAAATATAGCTGTTGTTTCAGGAGCATGTACATTTGGTTTTTTAGTAGACATCATATAATTCCTCCCCTTAATGATCGCCAGTTTTTAACGAGTCCAAAAATAAAAATTGCAATCTAAGCCATATCAATGAAGCATCCGTTTTTCCAGTAAGTATTTCCAACTAACTGGAAATAGTTCTAAAATAAAATTTGATATTTTTTGCGCTACTTGTCTAGTTTCATCTTGAGAATCTTCAGATAATCTTAATATACACACTCTAGCAAAAGCCGCTAAACTTCCTGTCCAATACCATTCTGTGATCATATCTTGAGGAAGAATAGCTCTTGCTTGTTCTGGTGCTACCCCCTGTTCAATTAATTTAAAATACAATTCAACACTTTTAGCATGAAGAAGTTCTATATCGGTAACATTTTTTTCATCCAATTGTATAAAATTTATTCCTGACCCTTGTTTACGATTTTTAGGGCGGTCTCTCCACTTAGAAGGTATATCAAAAGTAGGAGTATAGTCTACATACCGCCTACTTATTTCATTCCATACTAGGCCAACTTGGTGTTTGACTAGTTGCCTAGCGACAAATATAGGAGCAGAGATTCGGAACTGTAATTGGGGATGTCCGAATGGTGTCCAATGACTATGATTCGCAAGATATGCAATAAGTTTTTCATCTCCAGCCGTCACCCCCTCATGATGTTTATCGAATGATACTCTAGCAGCATTTACTACAGTTAAATCTGATCCCATACTATCTATTAATTCAACATTCATTACACTTTTTTCTCCTTCTAATCAATACCAAGCAGCATTTTTCCGTCTTCAGTAATCTTTCCTGGGTTCCATGGAGGATCAAAAACCATATCAACATATACATTCTCTACACCCTCCACTTCAGTTATGCGCCACTCAGCTTGCTGGGCTATGTATGGCCCCATGCCGCAGCCAGCGGCAGTAAGGGTCATCATAACATACACAGAATTTTCAGGGGTCACATGAACCTCGTATATAAGGCCAAGGTCTACTACGTTGACAGGTATCTCTGGGTCATAAACGTCCTTCAATGCCTCAATAACGTCTTCACGAGTAACATTAACTATATCAACCATAACTCTTCTCTTCTTTCTTATAACTATTAATTTTATCTTGTAATTCGTATGCTGGTTTTTCCATTGGGTGTCTTCTACTTCCTCCATAAAAAGGCAGTAAACATATATACGCTATAAACCAAGGCACAACCAACCATTTCTTCTGATCATTCCAATGATATCTCTCATGTGCTTGAATAGCTGGATCATCTTTAATCCCCCATTCATAAAAAATAAAGGGCCACAGTGTTACAGCATGAACATACTTAGGAAAAGGCCAAGGTATCTTTTGTACAACAATTTCAATCATATTCAACCCCAGTAATCCATAAATCCGGTATTATATCCTTAAACATATTAGTAGAAGTATCATATCTATTCAAATAAATAACTTCTTTACCTACATTACCGTATTTAGGATGCCAATAAGTAACTAGTTGCTTAGGCTTACTAATTGAATGCATTCTCTGAGCAGCAAATTCATCTCCACCTTTCATTGTTCCGCAAATATGAATCGCCCCTGTTCCAATATCTATTTCCTCTATACGATGGAAATGGCCCATTAACACTGAATCAAATTTACTGGTTAGCATAGCATCAGAAGTAAGCACAGCATCTTCTAAAGTTGTCCTATATTGAAGGAAGCCTCTTAATCCTGTAACGCCTCTAGTAATAGCCATCGTGCTTCCAGCCCCTGAAATAGAATCACCATGCATAATCAAAATATTTCTATTCCCTACTTCAAAAGAATTAAGAAAAGCTTTAGGAATACTAAACGTTATATGTTTCTGATTTCGCAAATAGGCAGCAACCCATTGATAAACCATATAATCCCAATCCATATACTTATCTTTCATTGGGGGTTTACGTGTCATTCTACCATGATTACCAACCACACAAGGAATTCTAATTTTAGAAAAATGGGGAGCCAGAAACATAATCGCTTGTGCAATTAAATTTGCACCCCTAATCATTTGGTTCATACAATTATCTATGTTTGTTCTGGCTAATTCCTCATGGATATCCCCACTAACCATATCACCTAATAAAGGAATAACTAGTTCATCAATTGGGGCGACGTTTCTCCGTAACTCTACAAGCTTTAATAACTGCGTTGCCCACCCATATAAACGTCTATTAAAGATATCAATATCATAGCTATTTAAACCAGCCATCTGTTCTAAATTTACATTATCACCTATATGTAAATCGTTTAACGGAGCCACTACGACTTGAGGCGTACTTCCTCTTTTTTTATATAAGTCTGAACTCTTTGGACTTGTTTGAACAGAAGTCAACGCTGGAAATGCCGGTGCATTATTTTTGATTGCCTCAATAATAATTTCTTTTTTAGCTTCATTCTTTATAACATTTTCATATAACTTCTTAAAGAATACTGCTTCTGCTTTGTGAGTAGCAACTTTCTTATCAAGTTTAATACGCTCTTCCATATCCATTATGTAATCATCTTCCAAATCATCGAACTCAAGATCGTTTGAATAAACCTCCTTGTCGTGCCATCGCTGAATTGTTGTGCGGTGAATATCTATTCCGTATTCTTTTTCTAGCCACTGTGCTATACTCGTCCAACTCTGTCCTGTCGCCTTCTTTCTTTTTATCTCTAATTTTGCCTGTTCTGGAATCATACTTCCTCCTTATCTGTAAGACAATAACTTTTCCACATTGTATACAATGTAAATCCTGATCTAAATTAACGTCCATCCACCCATTACATTTTGGACACAGTATAACCGATGAGTTTGCCACCTGTCAAATTCTCCTTAATAAAGAGTCAACTGTATCACTCTTATAAATATTGATCTCATTTAAAAGAGTCTGTTGATTATTATAAGTAAGCTCATCAAGAAACTTCTTCAATTCTAATTCTACTGATTCTGCCCATTTGGAATTATCTTTTTTACTTCCTCTCTTTAATTCATCATCTTGAGGATTGCCAAAAGCCATAGGCTGTTTAGATAATTTAACATCTTCTATATGTGGAGCTATATGTCCATACGGAAATTCTTTCTGTTCTCCAGATCGTTTAGCAGCCGCATCTAAATTAGCAATTCGTTGCTCCATATCCTTCTGTTTAACTGCGGCTTGTTGATCAAGATGTCCTTTTCGTTCAACAACTTTAGGTGGGTCATCTACTCCCTGCTTTTGAACCCAATTTTTTAAGACGGTTGTCTTTCTCATTTTCTTTTCTGGTGATCCGTCTGTAAGAAATACCCCTAATCGTTCAATACCTGTTCGCTTCTTTTTCGACTTTACCCTACGCTTCCTACCATTTCCTCCATATGTAGGAGTAAAAATACCTGCATTAGTAGAAGTAAATACAGTTGCTCCTAGCCCTGTGGTATCACCTCCTCCACCCTCGCCTTCTTTAATCATATCTTCAATAATTCTGGTTTTCCTATTAACTTGGTTATGGGAACCAGACCCACCCTTACTTGTGGGAGTCTTTCCTTTCTTTCCCCAATCTAGTCGTTTTGGCCCTAATAGCCCTCCATGAGTAGGGGGGTATTCTGGAGCATTAGGCTGTCTCTGCCTAACCCTCTTTATATTAGGTTTAGTTCCTCCCAGATTAGAGCCGTCCATATTAGCCCCTGTTTCAACTTTCTTAATTTTTTTAGTCATTAATAATCGTCCTCCTCATCGTCTATAATATCTCCTTGATATCTCTCTCCTTGCTTACCTGAACTTTTCCTCTTTGTATTCTGATTATTTCGTCCAGAAGGCGCATAAGATACACTAGGTTTATTATAGGTAAATATTGCTTTATCTACAGAAGTGACTAACTCATCTTCATTCGTTCCTAAATTAGCTATATAGTCAATTCCATCTTGCGCAAACCACATCTGAGAACCTAGAACCTGCTTAATTAACGGATATATAAATCCTTTATCAGCTAGTGAACCTATCCATGTTTTAGCCATCGGCTGTCCACCTACAGGTTTAATTCCCCACTGGCGTTCCTCTGCTTTCTTTCTACGAGCTTCTGTCCATTCATCTATATCTCTTTCCTCACCGGGTAATTTCATTGTCCAATCAGGTGTTATTCCACCTGTTCGTCCCTTATATTTACCTTTAGCCTTCAAGAAATATTCACTGACATAAGATTTATGGATACCCTGAATATAATCAAGGGCTTCTTTCTTATCCGTCAATTTACCTTCTTCTTGCTGTCTCTTAATATCTTGTAGTACTTCCCCAATTCGTCTGCCTTGTACAAAACCTAAATCAAGTAGGTCATTACCAGTCACTAACGGTTTAATTCTTCCTTCTGGTGTACTACCACTTTCTTCAGACACTCGTTTAATATTCGCTCTAAACCATTCATTAGCCTCATTCGTAGGTTTTATTGTACTACCATCAGGTTGTCTATGGCGTCTACCAAGAGCATCTGCTTCGGAAACGGCTGATAGTAGATTAAGGAAATGCGTTCCGTGTTTATTAATCATCCTTCTTAAAGTGGAATCTTTTAGTTCTTCTCTCTGATGATGGTACTGTAATGGAACTAAATGAAGTTCTACTATCTGTACAACAGTATCTATAATTTCTTTATCTGTAGTTAATCTCTCTAAAAATTGCCTCGCGGGTTCCGTGCCAGCTTCGGAATGTCCATGCGATAAACCACGTTCATTAGTAGTCGCTGGCTTACCTATATCATGGAGTAAGGCAGATAACATAATGATATGTCGATCTTTTTCTCGTTCAAATCGCTTACTAACTCGTGCGGCTTCATCGATAACCATTTTTGTATGAGTAAATACATCTCCTTCAGCGTGAAAATCATCTCGTTGTATTGTATCTCGTAAATCCTTTAATTCTGTCATTTGTTGATTAAAAACTCCCATATCTTCTAACGCTTGCAAACCTACCGAAGGTGATGGAGATTTTAATAACAGTTTTGACATCTCATCAAAAATTCTTTCTTTTGGTAAATCTGATAAATCCATAGACTGAGCTAACTTTTTGGTCGAATCATCAATTGAAAAACCAAATCTTCCTGCAAATTGTGCCGCTCTATAAACACGCAATGGGTCTTCTACAAAGGTTTTATCGTCAACATGTTTAATTTTTTTAGCTACGATATCATCATGCCCACCAAAAAAGTCTATGACCTTATGATTCTTTACATCATACATCAAAGCATTCATAGTAAAGTCCCTTCTACGTGCTGCTTGTTTTAATGGCAATGATGTATGTACTTGAACATCAAAATCTGTATGTTTAGTCCCTGTTTTAGTCTCTGTTCTAGGTAATGAGACATCTACATCACCCACTTTAAACACTCCAAACTGTTTACCTACTTGTTCTGATTTCCCCCCATGTTTTTCCATAAGCTGGCCTAATTTATCCATAGGAACTCCATGCATTTCAATATCTATATCTTTACTAGGTTTACCTAGCAAAATATCTCGTACACCACCACCTACTACATACGGTGTTCCTTGTTGTCCTAAGTCCTGTAAAATCTGTTGTGCTTGTGGATTAGCATCAATTACCTCTTGTACATTTGGAGTTTGAGGAAAGACTTCTGTAGGTTGTAACCAATACTCTGCTTCTCGCTCTTCTGTTACAAATGTCATAGCTCCTTTAGGAGGGGCTTCAGTTGAAGAGTATATTGCATTTGGAGGAAGAGTTTTAGAGAGAGTCTGTAAATTCTTTACCATTTTCATAAGTTTTTCGACTGTACCTTCGGGAGCTAAATCTTGCCAAACTACAGGATCAATATAATACTTAAGAGCCGTTGTTCCTATATCTTCATACATCATTTCTCCAGTGTCTTTATCTCTACTCCCACTTTTATGTCCTAATGCTTTACCTACTTCTATAGAAATTCGTTTTAATGCTTCCTTAAACTCCTCCGTAGTCGTAGTCCTACCTCCACGATTAGCGATTTCTTGTTTAACTAAATCCCTAGCAATAGAAGTTCCAATATAAGTTCTAATGTCTTTTATTTCCATGCGCTTATTGCCAGTAAGTTTTCGTAATCTATTTAGATTTTGTTTCGTGTTAGCTCTTGGAAAGAGTTGCTCTCCTGACTGTTTCCCACGCAACGCCTGTTGTACAATTCGTTTAACTAAGGGATCAGTTGATACATGATCGTGAGGAATTTTACTCTTCCCTAAAAACTGGAACCTTACGGAACCATCGTCTTGAATAGATACTTCCTTAGCTATTAAGGATGATGCACCTATTCCAGTACGTTCTCCTGTATTTTGAGGGCTTGTTGCCCCATTCTTTTTTTGCTCTTCCTCATTGGCTGCAAGAAAACTAATAGTATCCCCTCCATGACGAAAACCCATCCGACCAATTAATAAAATAACTTGATCATTTTCCGACCAAGTATCTATATTGTCAATATCCGCAGATAAGGTATCTATTAAGTCATCTGCACTTTTCCTAGCCTCAAGTTGGTTCTTCCAATGAACATCTTTTCTTCTCTTAGCCTCTTCTGGAGAAAAGATTACCTGTTGTTTTCCTTGTACATTCCGATAGATTGCTTGTATTTCAGAAGTTTCATTTCCAGCCACAAACACATTGGTGGCATTGTTAGGTACTTTCTGATCACGATAAGCATTTAGAATAAGAGCTTGAGTCTGTTGAATAATAATAGGGCGATCACGTTCATCTTTATGGGGAGATAATTTATTACCTTCACTATCATAATGAGCGATACCAGCAGGAAGCTCTACTACTTTACCATCTTGAGTATACCGATATAAATTAGGAGTATGATTAGGAACAGGATGTAACGTCTCTAAGTCAATAGTCTCCATACTTCCTGTTTCTTGATTTCTAAATATAAGAGGCCCAGTAGCTTTAGGTGGATATTGGTTGATATGCTGTTTAAGCCAATGCCTACGAGTATCTACATAATGATATTGCTCATAGTCAATTGGCACTTTTGTAGGTTTCCCTTTATCATCCAATAAACTTCTATCTACATACTCTCCTTTTCTTGGCCCTTCATAGATTGCCAACCCCATTCCAGCATAGTCAC